GTAATAACTATGTATATTTTTACTCTTTATTATCAATATTGTAGAAGTATTAATTATCCTTCTCGTGTATTGCATGGTGCAGTTTCATCTATAGTTGATACTGCATCTTTAGCAGCATTAGATTCTGCTGAAAAGGTTGTTTGTCAGCGTATACAGTTATATCATTCTCTTTTTAGGTTGCGTTATCCTATGTTGTATAAAATTTATAATAATTGGAAATATATTGTAGGAATAATTATTGCTTTTCTTTCTGCAAGATATATGTATAATTCTTATCAGTTTAAATCTAAAGAATGTTTGACTAAGGTTACTATTGGAAGTGTTGAGGTGGATGTTGATTATGAACAGACTGCTCTGCATCCATATAAGTATCCTCGTAGTTTAGCAGATAAGGAATGGGTTAAAGTTCCTGTTTCTGCTATAACTGCGCCTACAAAATTAACTACTCCAGATAAGCTTTCTGAAGTGTTAATGAAAAATGTTGTTGTTTTGTTAGTGGATGGGAGAAAATCTGTGGCTTTGGCATTGCGAGATAAGTATTTTATTACTGTTAAGCATGCTTTCCCTGAGTATTTTTATGTGAAGAAGGATTTTGTTTCGTTACAAATTATTTCTTTATTGTATAAAAGTCATGCACAAGTTATGGAGAGGAATTTAGTTTATACTCATCCTACTTTAGATGCATGTATATTTTATCTTCCTTCTTGTAATTCTTTTACTGATATTACACCATATATTTCAATTATGGAACCTGTAGGAGAAGTTGTAGTTACTAAGGCTGTTGCTTACACTATTCATGTTGAAGTCGAGACTCCACGTTTTGATTTGCAAGATGTTGTTAATATCAAGCGTGGTTATGTCGAATATCCCGATAATGAATACCGCCGTTATAGCTATGAAGGAATGAATTGTTTAGCGCATGGAATTGCGCATGGTTGTTCTGGTTCTGCTATTTTGGATGAATCTAAGCCGCCACGAATTATTGGTTTAATTGCTGGGAAACATAAGGACTCTGATTGTGTAATATTATGTCCTATGATTAAATTAACACGTGATATTATGCAGTTGATTAATCCGGGATTTCCTATATTTGACCCTCTTCCCGGGCCTCCTCTTGCTATGAGTTCTGATCCTAATTCTATTGCTCAGCATTTGAAGTATGGATGTATAAATTATTTAGGTTCTGTTCCCGGTTATATTGGAAATACACCTAAGAGTTCGTTTCGCTTAACCCGTGCAAGTGAGTATTTGTTAAGTAAGTCTTTTATTCCGTCATTTCGTAATTTAATTATTAGTAATAAACCTTTTGCTATTTCAATTATGAAACGACGTGTTATAAAGGATGGCGATTCTGATGTATTCGTTGACCCTCTTTTAGTTGGCGTTGCAACTTCTGCCGAACCTCATATTGAACCTCCAATAAGTTTGGTAAATGAGTGTTTTTCAGATTATGTTTCTGTTATTGATAGTCTTCCTGCTATTAAAAGTGGTCCCCTTTCTCTTTTTCAAGCTATAAATGGAGATCATGGTTTCAACAAGTTGAATATGAAGGCTGGTTCTGGATTTTCTTTAGGTGGTAAGAATAGTAATTATTTTGATTTTGATCCAATTAAGCAGTCTTATTCTCTTAAGAAAGAGTTTTATGATGCATATCAAGTTTATGAACGATCATTATTTGATCGTACTTGCAATTATCACATTTTTAAAGCAAATATTAAGGATGAGGTGATTTCTGCCGAAAAGGTCGCATTAGGAAAAGAGCGTGTCTTTTATGGATGCGAATTATTCTTTTTGCTAGCTTCCAAACGATGGCTTATGCCTATATTAGTTTATATTATGTGTTATCCTCTTGCTTTTGAATGTGCGGTTGGTGTTAATGCAATGGGTGAGACTTGGGGTGAAATCTTTAAGTATCTTACCACATATGGTTATAATTCTGCTGGTGATTTTGTTAATTTTGATAAGAAACAGTTAAGAATTGTTATGTTATATTTTATCTTCTTATGTATTATAATAGCTCGTAAGATAGGTTATAATGAAAATGATGTATATATGATGATTAATTGCTTGGAGCAAATTATATTTTATAAGATTGATTTGCGTGGTGACATTTTTGAATTGTTGGCGTCATTACCATCGGGTACTATAGTTACTGCTGTGTTTAGTTCTTTTATATGTAGCATGTACGTTAGAATGGCATGGTATAGTCACGAACATAATACTACTGTTATTCCTTCTTTTCGTGCGTGTAACCATCTAATGACTTTTGGTGATGATCATGTTAATAACACTAAGCTAAAAACTTTTGGTTTTAATGCTATTAAGAAGGTCTTGCAAAGTTATGGATTGGATTATACTCCTGAGAATAAGGAGAAGGGTGTTGTTCCCGATTTCTGGCCAATTAGTGAAATTCGTTTTCTTAAGAGAAAATTTGAGTGTGTAGTCCTTATTAATAAGGGCATTGAGTCAAGAGTTGTTTTAGCTCCATTAGAAGAGAGATCATTGTTTCGAATGTTATGTTTCACTGATTGTGATAAACAAGGTGAAGACTTGCAACTAGTCAGTAATATTTTAGATGCTCATAAACAATATTGGTTTTA